CCACAAATCGAAGCGGCTATTCATGAGCTCGAGAAGATGAGTCCATCATTTATTCCTGCGCCACAGGCAAAGGATCTTAGTGACTCTATGCTCGGAGTTGAGTATGCCAAAAGTGGGGACATCCATTTTAAGTGCCCCACAAATTATATCTCAGGAGAGCCAGCACTAATTGCATATGGCTCAGTTTCTGGAAGATCAACAACCAGATCTTCAGTCATAGACACACCTATTTCTGCTACGGTAGAGCTGGTGACAGGCGTTGCTAATGAATACGGTCCTCCACAATTCATCTCACCAGTTGAGAGGGATGATGGAAAGATCGACCAACGCGCTTGGCGTCCATGGTATGAGTCACTAGAGGTGTGTTCTAAACCCTCAATTGGCTTTGACCAGACTAGTGTTGATAATGCTATTGAAGATTACCTTGGTGGTCTGAAAGAGGTATTTGACGCAGAGAAGAAATTTTATTCTGCAGAATTAAAACCCCTTACACATCAGGAAACCATTTCTGGTATTGAAGGGAAACGCTTCGTAGACGCGATGGTCACTAAAACATCAATTGGTTACCCCATTGGGGGACCAAAGTCCAATCACATGTATGATCTTGATCCTACGGACGACCACCACTGTCCAAGGGAGTTCACCCCAGAAATTCTTGCTGAGATTGAGCGCGTTACCGCGCTCGTTGATGCAGGTGAACATCCCAATTTGATCTTTGGAGCATCCCTTAAAGATGAACCAACCAAAAGGACAAAAGATAAGGTGAGAGTATTTCAAGCAGCGCCATTGGCGTTGCAATATTTGATTAGAATGTACTTCCTACCTATCGCACGATTTTTATCATTAAACCCATTGATTGCTGAAACAGCAGTCGGGATTAACGCACATGGACCAGAATGGGACGAATTGTCTCGTTTTATGGCCAAATTTGGTGATGATCGTATTATTGCTGGGGATTATTCCAAGTATGACTTGAGAATGCCCGCGCAGCTGACACTATCAGCTTTCTCTGTTATGATTGAGATAGCTAAGTGGTCAGGAAATTACACCGTCAAGGATATCAAACGGATGCAAGTTATTGCACATGAAGTTTGTACTCCCTTGGTTGCTTATAATGGCACCTTACTCCGGTTCTTGGGAACAAATCCCTCCGGACAAAACATGACGGTATATATCAACAGCATTGTTAATTCTCTTTTGCATAGGCTAGCATTTTTTGATGCCTATCCCAAGTCTCAGATGGCTGAGATTGGAAGAGAGTTGGGCCTACGAAGGCCAGCTACGGCTAGAGACCTTATGGCTCTCGAAACCTACGGTGATGATGCATATGGATCAGTGAGGCCAGGGTACGATAAATTCAATCACGTACAAATGGCTAACTACTTGGCTGACCATGATATGAAATTCACAATGCCAGACAAAGAGTCTGATCCAATTCCATTTTTGAACCGTTTTGACGCTGATTTTTTGAAGCGCAAAAACAGGTATTCTGAGGAGTTGGGCCAATATGTTGGAATGCTCGAAGAGGCCTCTATTTTTAAGTCTCTGCACAGTATTGTTAAATCCAAGTCCGTATCTCCTATGGAGGTATGTTCTCAAAACATAGATGGTGCATTACGCGAGTGGTTTTTCCACGGACGCGATGTGTTCGAGCACAGGCGGTTACAGATGCAGCAAATTGCTGAAATCCACAACTTGCCCTGCAGGACATTGGATGATGACTATGATTCCCGTGTAGAGGAATGGAAGTTAAAATATAAGCCCCATGCGGGTAAGAGATTTAATCAAGAAATTTGGTGCAATAGGATGAACGTGAACACACGAAGTCTACAAGACCTTTTGATGTTGAAACATCAGGTCATGCACACACCAAATGATGCAAATGCATTTACAAAACTTGAATTGATCAACGAAAGACTACACGAAATGAGTCACTTCTCACGAGAAGCAGATTCATATGGCTACAGTTGCCTTGATGATGACGAAAACTCCATTATCAGTGAGATTACGATCCCACAGGCAGTCACTCAAGAAGATGAGCTCCTACGGCGCGTCATCTGTGATTTGGGCAAACCAACAGCTATGGAATATTCCATTATATTGAACAATATTGGGAAGGGAGACCTTCTATATATGGACAATGAAGTCGCAATTGTTATTGAATGCAAGCGCGTTATTGGAAGAAATAGTTGTTGCACTAAATTAGTAGTCGAACAAGCTATCAAGTATGCCAACGTTTTGGCTATTGTGCGTCCTGACCTCACGGTGTATGGTATAACCTACACTGAGTATGGATACACAATTGTTGAGGTGATTGGGGAACCCAGATTCCCTGAAAAATACGCTCAACTACTTGATACTGCACCAATTATGGTGTAGACGTCAGTGGACCGGTATGTCTTAAAACTGCCCGGAGACGTTACCCAACGTCATCGTTACTCCAAGGAGAAACCAAAATGGGAAATTTGTCACTGATTACAGACGTAGATACTAGGTTCAACATCTCCTAGTACACGGACTGCTTTGGCACTTCAAGAATGAAGCGAACATGCTTCCCGTTATTTAACGGGAGTGGTTATTAACCCCACAAACAAAATGTAAATAGGCAGTTGCAATGATGCATGTAACTGACCCTTATCAACAAATCGCATTACTAATTTTACAAATTTTATTACAGAGCGAGCGGTCTCTATAAACCGTTCACAATATAAACCCCAGTCTGGTTCACTGGGTACTATACAAGAAGAAGGTGTTGCAAATCTTACTGCACAGATCACCAACTTTGAGGAGCAGGATGCTGGTTGGACCACATCCATTGGCGCAGGTTGGGATCCTACGATGAACTTGAGTAGCACTTCAGATGCCTCTCTTGGTTCGTTTTTAGGAAGACCCACCCGTCTCAAAGATTATCAATGGTCTGTTGGTCAGCCTTTCTTCGAGCGCTTTAATCCATGGGAATTGTTCCTTAATGATCCACGTGTTGCCGAGAAAATCGCCAACTTTGAGCTTTACAGAAGCCAATTACACGTTAAGATTATTATTTCTGGAACTGGTTTTCATTACGGTAGGAGTTTGGTCTCTTATAATCCGTATTATGGATTTGATGACTTGACGGTCGAACGCAATTTCTTAGCGGTTGACTTGATCGGTGCATCACAAAAGCCACATTTTTTCCTGAACCCAACAAATAACTCAGGAGGTCAATTGGATTTACCATTCTTTTGGCCAAAGAACTACATATCTCTCAGTGAAACTGATAAGAGTGACATGGGTGAAATGACTATTAAGTCAATGCAACCCTTGCAACACTCTAATGAAGGAGATGATCCCGTAACTATCACTGTATACGCTTGGGCGTCTAACGTTGTGTTAACCATGCCAACGTCACAGACTACCCTTACTGCGGC